TAACTTAATTATTTTGTATATATCAGAATATATTTGTATCTTTGCATTAAAGAGAAGCAATTATAAGTAATAATTAAAAAAATATACAATATGGAAGAGACGGAATTTCTCAGAGATTTTGAAGGAATCAAGGACTACAGAACGTTCTTGGTAGGCTTAGACAAACAGTTTAAGTCGGCAGGTGTGTTGTATCGTGAATTTAAGATTTTGGAAGGAATGGCTTCTATCGCTTTAAAGGTAAGCCCTTCTATCCACAATTTTATCTCTAAGCAGCAGGGAGTTGTTTATAGCAAGTTACAGACTGAAGTTGATACCCTGGCTAATAGCATCAAGCGAGGTAAGATATGCTTTATTAAGAATGAGGACTTGAATAAATAATTTAGTATGAAATATAATTGCATCAAAAATAGTAACTCTCCAGAAGTAATGAGAGCAAGAATGGAACATGGCATGGCTGCCTATGGAATCTATGTTACGCTCATGCAGTTATTGGAGGAAGACGAGGATCATAAGCTGTCAAAGGATTATTCCATGATTGCTTATGAGATGCGCGTTGATATTTCTGTGGTGCAATCTGTAGTTGAGGATTTCGATTTATTCGAGGTTGAGGAAGAATATTTCTATTCTAAGGAACTTTCAGACACTATCGAGCAGGCAAGAAAAGTAAGCGAAGCTAGAGCTAGAGCCGGTCGTGCAGGTGGTGCAGCAAAGGCTAGAAATTTCGCAGAAAATGCCAAAGAATCTTCTAGCAAATGCCAAGCAAATGCTAGTGAATCTCTAGCAAATGCTACAAATTCTCTAGCAAATGCTACAGAAATCCTAGCAAATGCTAGCGAATCTCTAGCAAATGCTAGAAAAAACGTAGCAAATGCTAGAAATCCAAAAGAAAACGAAACAGAAAAAGAAAACCTTTCCCCTAAAACCCCTATAAAAGAAAAAGATAAAGAAAAAGAAAATTGTCTTAGCAGACGGCTGAGTTCTAACGAACTCTTTCTCTCGCCCGAGCGTACGAGCGCGTGTAAGAAGCCACCGAAAGAACATACTATATGCCATAGAGGTCGGCAGATATTCGAGGCTTATTTCCTAGAGCTATACGGAGAACCATATTATTGGCAGGCTAAAGATGCGAAGGCAATGAACTCTATCCTAAAGAAAATCGCTTTCGCTAGGAGTCACAAGAATTCGCCGCTGCCGACGGATGATGATAGTCTGCTAAAAGCGTGGGGTGAGTTCCTGCATCTTATTGACAAGACTTGGATAATGAACAATTTCTCTGTCAACAAGATAGACTCTCAGTATAACGAGATAGTTTCAGAAATGAAGAATCATAAACAAAACGTAACAAGCAATGGAAACAATACAAAAACAGGATGGAAAGCTCCAGACCACAAAGACACATCAGCGTATCGGTCGGGGTTTGGAGTTGCCGTTGGGAAATAGAGAAGTCAAGAACTTTCTTTACTATGCCTACAAACGAGAGGTAGAGAAAAGAAAAAGAACGTTCGTCTTCACTGACGAGCTAAAGGAAGCAATATCGAAAGTCGGGGATTTCCTTACTACAGAGACCAACTTTTACGGGCTGTTTATGCCCGGCAGTATTGGAAATGGCAAGACTACGATGCTAAAGGCTATCCGAGATTTGCTAGTTTATCTTGTGGATTCAAACAAGATTAGCTATTGCGAGGGTGACAAATATCCACGTTTCGTCAAGGCTAGAGATATGGCTTACATGATTCACGATGACAGAAATGAGTTCAGAGCAATCAAGAATGCCAAGTTTCTCTTGATTGATGATTTGGGTGCCGAGCCAACGGAGATAGTCGCTTACGGAATGCACTACAAGCCGTTTGACGAGCTGTTGGACTATCGTTACGAGCAGATGCTGCCCACGATTATCAGCTCAAACCTAACGGCCATTGACATCGGACAGAAGTACGATGACCCAAGAATTGTAGATAGAATGCACGAAATGTTTGATATTTTAAGTTTTGAGGAGGTATCGTTCAGATGAGTTTAGAGCAATCACCATATCAGAATCAGCCATTAGTGAATGACCCTAAGGCTGAGCAGTATGTTATCGGAAGTCTTCTTGTTGATCCTACCGCATACACACTAGTAAGCCAGTATCTAGATGAAGACTGTTTTTACGAACCAATGTGTAGGGATATATGGAAGGCTGTTGATAATATGGGAAAGCAAGGTATGCCGATAGATGTCATATCTGTTTCTGCCGAGCTCAGTAAGCAGAAGTCGAATGTAACAGCATTGGACTTGATGAACATTTCGGCACAGATTGCATCATCTGCACATGTAGAATATCATGCCATCAGATTGCAGGACCTTGGTAGAAGAAGAAAACTTTGGGTTGTCGGGCAGCAGCTTTCCAAGGTTGGATTGTCGGAAGAGATTCTGACCGCAGACGCCCACCAAGAGGCTATTGAGAGTATCGGAGGAGTATTTGAGAAAGCAGATGGAGTGTTCACGCTCAATGATGCAATGAATAGTCTAAACGAGATAATGGTTAAGAATGCCACCGTTGGAGGTGTCACGACAGGAACCAAGACCGGTATGGAGAGATTCGATGACAAGGGAGGTCTGCAGAAGTCTGATTTGATTATCGTTGCCGGTGAAACTTCTCAGGGAAAGACGAGCCTCGCACTTTGTATGACAAGACACGCCATCGAGAACGGAGCAAAGGTTGCTTTCTATTCTATGGAAATGACTAAGGAGCAGCTTACGGCACGTCTGCTTTCTGCCAAGACGAATATCCCTGCCAACAACATCCTTTATTCAGGCAGTCTGGCGCCAAGTGAGATAAGGATGATTGACGATGCTAGAGGAAAGTTGCCCGGTGAGAATTTATTCTTTGATGACAAGAGCACGTCAAATATAGATTCTATCCTTCTTTCCATCCGAATGCTTAAGATGCAGAAGGATATAGACGGAGCCGTAGTTGATTACTTGCAGATTCTTAACGTAAACTCCAGGAGTACGAGTTTCAGCAGGGAGCAGGCTATGGGTGATGCCGCACGAAGATTCAAGAACCTTGCAAAGGAACTGAACATATGGATCATCGCTCTAAGTCAGTTGTCTAGAGATAGCAACTGTCCCGAGCCGAACTTGAACCGACTGCGCGATAGTGGACAGATAGGAGAAGCAGCCGATGTTGTCATCCTAGTCTATCGAGCAGAGTATTATAACAGAGCGTACCCTGCCCCATTCGACAATAAGGACGATTATCCTACTGACGGAACAGCTATGATAGACGTTGCCAAGGGGCGCAATATCGGAACATTCAAATTCTTTATGGGATTCAATAAAAATACGACAAATTTTTTCAAGACAAATTTAATCAACGAAGAAGTGCAAGTTCCTTTCGAAAAGCCAGAAGAGACAGATGCACCATTCTGATAATCAGTCAGTTATAAAGTATTATAATTTAGTATTTTTAACTAAAATAATCGTTGGTATATTTGCATATATCAGAAAATTTTCGTACCTTTGCATATAGATAAAAGGTAGTACTTTTGACTATTCAGAGCCTACCTTACAAGTTGAACCAATTAAAATTATAAAGATTATGAATACAAAAGTAAACTCGCTTAGCGAAAAGCAGAGAAAGTTGTGGGCAATAATTCGAGAAGCATTGAATTATGAAGACACGGATGAGGACTTCAACGAATTTAAGGATGAAGCTGAAGGTCTGCTTGCAGACGATGTGGAAGATTTCGATGCTACATACAACTGTATGAACGGCATAGATGCTTCTGATGTGCTATACCTCATTTACGCATAATAATCATTAATAATTCGAAGGCTATGGAAGAATCTTTATCAGAGTACATGCTTCGCAGATTCTGTTCTGCTTATCCGTCAGTTCCAATTACGCTTTCAAAAGTCAAGGCTTATCTTGACACGGTTGATGATTGGAGAGAGTTAGATGACAGCCATTTGGCACTATTATACAATTTTAATCTTAAAAAATAGAAAGGGAATAATTATGAGAAATTCAAATTTCAATCTCATCAAGTCGTTAGGTTACATCGTAGTTCTTGTTAGCTTGACACCTTGTTCAGTACCTCACGAGTATTGGAAGAACACGGTCGACGGTCTTCTGTACGGTCACGTCGGAGATAGCGAGGAAGAGTACAAACTTTTAATGATGGAAGGTGCTGTATGAGATATTGTATCGAAAGAATTTGCCCAACAGGTGATGTTTCCGAAGAGTTTGGAGACTACTCCGATGAAAAGGAAGCTAACAGAAACGCAGAGTTACTAAATATGGTAGATCCATTTAATAACTATAAAGTAAAGAAAGAAGCATGAAATACCAAGAGTTCAAGAAACAGCAGCATGACGAGTTCGACAAGTTGCCAATGAAGGCTGCATTTGGAGACAAGCAGTTTAAGGAAATGATGGCTGAATGGGGGCTTACCACAAGTAAGGAAGACTTAGAAAAGGTATGCTCCATCGGTGCCGGTGCTTATTGCCTCAAAAAGGATTACCACTTATTTCTGGAATTCGGTGAGCGTTCCGTTAAGGAATCAGAGGAGTTTCTGAGCAGCGATGATAATTTGGTGGATGCCTTGAAATATGAATTTGCCAATCATGAGTGTGGCCTTACATTTGAGTTTGAAAATGGTATCATCGCTTTGGGATATACCGTTAAGGAGTTTCTTTCAGATGACAGAAAGAAGAAGCTTTTTGTAAAGGCACGTAAGGAATACATTAATAGTCTGGAGGGTTAATATGAATACAAAGAATTTCGGAAACGGATATGTAGGTATCAAGATCAACAGTATTTCAGAAATAATGAAATACAATGCTCTAAAAGAGCAATTTTCTATTTGGAACGAGTATGAAGGCACTTTTGATGACGATGTCGAGGTCACGGATGACGATGGAAACGTCACTGAACGAGAGCCGACAGAAAACGAGAAGATAGAGCGTTACCTGGAAGCTTTCAATAATGGAACCGTTTTATATGCAGTTTTCCAGCTGGATTGTGGACGAGTCTTTTCCGATTTAGCTACTACTTTCCAATGCAAGTACGCTATCGGACAGCAGGTCTTCATTATGAAGGATAACAAAATTGTTTCGGGTAGAATCGTCCTTATATCTCTTTCAGACTATGAAGATGACAAAAAACTGTATGTTGATTATCATTCTAGAGATATCGGAGAGAGAATATACGATATAGTGAGTACAAATTTGTGTCCTACAAGCTATCGAAATTATTATTCTTTCAGTGAGCGCGACCGTATAGAAAGATGTCTCAAAGCCGCACTAAATAATAATTATGTTATCCTAGAGATAGACAGAAACTATGTAAGTAAAAGGCTTGGAGATATATTCTCTTCAAAAGAAGAACTTGTCAAACATTTAATGGAACAATAGATATGAACATAATAAGAGTTACAGGTAATACGAAGAACAGAATAGATGCCATCTTTACGGGCAGCAAGTATCTGTTCTTCAGTCCGGACTTCGGATTGGTTGCTATTGCAACAAGGGTATCAATGGATGAAAACTGCTCCTACTTCAATGTTGAGCTGACAGAACAAATTAAACCTAAGTTGATCTACAAGGTTGTTGAAAAGGAAGAAGCTTCCATTAAACGTATCTGTCAATTCAACTGCATCAATTTAGGAGAAATGCCACAGCATACTCTTCCATACGTGATAGACTTAACATTGGAAAGGAGATAGCTATGGTTGTAAAGGAAATGGTTCAGTACAAGAGAACTGCTGATATGGAAGAACTCTATCTGATGCTCAATAATGATTCTGTAGCCTACAACCTTTGGCACGATGCTGCAGAAAAGTACGCCCTGAAGATGGTAAATGGCGAGGCGGTAATGATGGAGAATGTCGCCCATGTGATGATTGCAAGAATTATTCAGTCATGTGACAGACTGATAAACTGGCGCAGAAAGATGATTACTGATGCCCTGGATATTACAAAAGAGCAGAAGGAGATTGTCGCATGGCAGTGGTTCTACAATAGTATGATGGATTTATATACTTATTATAAAGGTAGGCAAAAGTAAGGTTTAACATAACGGGTAGTAAGGACACCCACTAGTTAGATACCTTATTCTTATCTGGCAGCCGGAAAGACGGCAGCCTACCTTCCAACAAAAATATACTATTATGAAGAATATTTATCATATACATCAGTCTTCCAATTCCTATTGGGATAGCCGTTGGACTGAGACAGATTATTATCTTTGCGACAGCGAGGATGAGTATCAGCAGAAATTAGCTGAATATACCGAGAAGCGTAAGCAAATCGAGAAGGAGTTCAAGGAGAACCCAACGGAACTTAGCAAGAGTCGCGCACTATTCTTGCAGCTCAGCAAGGAACAGAAGGTGCATGCCAGCGAATACTACTATGGTCATGAATGGTGCGGCAAGGAGTTTGATGCTTTCGGTTTCTGCTGGAGTGAGAGGTTGGAGAGAAGCACGCATTACAAGTACTTCTTGAAGCCGGGGTCTGTAACAAATGAAAGCGTAAGTTCTGCCGTTGGCAGATTTACAGGATATGGAAGTTAAACTTAATAAGATTGGAGGTGAAACATGTAGAATTAAGTAAACATCGTTAAACAAAACAATGGTCGGGATTAAATAACAAAAAACAATTTTGATATTCTTTATTTTGCGACAGCCCGGAAAGACGGCACCCGACCTTTAATTTTTAAAATAATATGGAAATAGAAGAATTAATAAAAATAGCAGAGTCTGATTCCTGGACTGTCACCGAGGAGGAATACACGAATGGGAAAGGATTGCTCTTCTCAAGACGTTCACCTGCAGGTCAAGACTTCTCGATATCAACCGGACCATTTGAAAGTGCGGAAGAATTGATCAACAGCATCCACCAGCGTTACGTAGAATTTGACGCTGACAGTGAAACATATTTATGGTTAGACAACGAGGGCCATGGAAAGAACGGAGCACCATATCGCATGAGGGATGTGCTGGAAGACATGGAAGCTTGCGAGAAGATGATTTACGACTTATTTATTTGTTATCGGGACGCTTATGAAAAGAAGTGAATTATTTATGGCTTGCGCCAATGAGTACAGTTACAGATGCAATTCAGATTGCGACAACTGTGAGCTATACCTTCGTTACTTAAAAGAAAAGGAGGATTGATTATGAAAGGGAAAGATATTATCAATGTCAGAAAGTCTAGTATAGAAGCAGACTTCCCCATCGGGCAAAAGCTTTCTATCAATGGCATTAATTGTGTTGTGGCAAAACGAGGGTCTTGTCCAAATTGTATTGTATGTATTCCAAACGTTCATCGCGATGACGTCGAGATAACTTGCGAAGATTTAGCTTGCCTTGCACGTGAACGTAAAGATAGAACTAGTGTTCATTTTAAAAAGATTTAATTATGAAGGTGCACTTGATTTATAAAGAAGATGCCTGGCACACAAAAGGGAGCGGCAAATTGCTCAGGGTAGCCGATAACCTTCAGAAATGCTACGCAACAGCCGAGGCCAACGGAGCTTCGGAAGAGCAACTTAAAGATTTGCGCAATATCGGGCAAAGTCAATGTAGTGGTAAAAGCTACGAGTTTAACATTGAAACATGGGAGGTAACATAATATGAAATACGATGTTTGCATTCAAGAAACTTTGAGTAAGACAATAACCGTAGAGGCAGATACAAACACGGATGCTTGCTCTATGATTAGAGAAAAGGTTAAGAATGGTGAGATTGTCCTTTCTGCCGACGATTACACCGGTTGTAGAATTATAACGGCACAGGAAGCGTATGAAAGTGGAGACAACGAAGACTGAGTTCAGAGAATTGCTTAGTGTTTTGGAGAAAGCAGCTGCTTTTATTAATGAAAAAGCCACAAGGTCTAGAGACTTAGATTTGGCTAGAAGATTAATAAGGGCAAAGGGCTTGCTGGCGAAAAGAAATGGCAGTCTTCAAGGAGAAAGCGGCGATAGTCATTAATGGCATCGTGTATGTAGCGGAACCAATGGATGATTGCGAGGATTGTGCATTTTGTACGGGCTTGGCACAATGTAGCGTAGATTTCATTTGCATCTCTATGAGAGAAGCATTCCGCAAGGGTTTTAGAGACAAGCCTATAGGTTTCAAAAAATGGAAAGGTTATGAAAGGATCAGAAACATTCAAGAAGGTAATCAAGGCATATCTTGACAAGCGTGCAGCAGAGGATGAGTTGTTCGCAAAGGATTACGCCAAGCCTGGCAAGAATATCGATGATTGCTGCGACTTTATTATCTCAGAGGTCAAGAAATCCGGAAGACAGGGGTTTGACGATGATGAGATTTATGGAATTGCAATTCACTATTATAATGAAGAAGAAGTTTCATTCACTAAGAATCAGAATTGCACCATTGTTACAAATCTCTCAGACCAGACCAAGGAGAATCTGGAGAAGAAGGCTGAGGAGGAGTTCAAGCAAGCCAAGATCATGGAGCTCAAAAAGAAGGAGTCCGCAGAGAAGGAACGCTTGAAGAAGAAAGCCGAGGCTCAGAGAAAGAAGGATGCAGAGATTGGGCAGTTGAGTTTGTTTGATTTTTAAATATGTGAGTTATGAAGCCAAGAAATAAGACAGAACGTGAAGTTGTAAAACTCTCAGATAGAATACCGGAGTTGTCAGATAAGCAACGCGAGTGGGCCATCAAGACTTGCATCTCTGAAGATGATGCCTACAAGTATGGTGACAGATTTTCAAGAGGGTGTTTCTATCTAGTATGCACATTCAAGGGATGGCAGGTTCTCAGGTACTTCCAAGTAAGAGCGAAGTTCCGGTTCCACAAGATGATTAAGGAGAAGATTTACTTCAAGGAGTGTATGCAGCAATGGCTGAAAGAAGGGAAATATGTCTTTCTTGCCAAACAGAGAACTAGCGGATACATGGTAGATTCTTTTTCTACTTTCGGAAAACTGGAAGTTAAAACGCATACTGTATGGAGCTGTCTGGGCGACCCTCGCGATATCGGATTTGATGGAGTGTACTACGCTTCAGTCCAAGACAAGTATAAGTATGCTCTCAGAGATTTCGAGAAAAAGATTTCATGTGACGATATCTTCCGTTCCGTTAATGCTAACACATACAATGAAACTCTCATGAGACGTGATGTTGATATGTGGAAAATGTGCAAGTACCATGAAGCCGTCTTTGATAGAGACAAGATGTCAGCCGTTAAGATTGCCGTCAGACACGGAAAGGCTGCTTATATCTATGATAGCCTATGGTGGGATATGCTCGATAGCATCATGTATCTCAAGAAAGATGTACGTAACCCTTCTGTCGTTTGCCCGGAGAATCTTCGTGAGGCACACGACAAGTGGCTTAAATCCGCTGACAATAAGAAAAGAAAGGTGGCAGATAGAATGGAGAAATTGCGTCTGATTGCAGATGAGAAGAGAGAGCTTGCATATTTGGAGCGTGTCGCTAAAGCCGAAGAGGAGAATAAGAAAAAGGCAGAAGCAATGGCTAATGTTTATGTTGCCAGAAGAAAGCAGTTCTTTGACATTGACATAAAGGATGGCGCCATAGACATACAGGTTCTCAAGTCCGTCCAGGAGTTCTTTGAAGAGGGCAAGGAAATGGGGCACTGCGTATTTAGGAATGGTTATTATGATGTGAACAGAAAGCCGAACTGCCTCATACTTTCTGCCAAGGTAAACGGGCAGCGTATGGAGACAATCGAGGTAAACTTAGCCGATGTTACCGTTGTTCAATGCCAGGGCCACGGAAACATCAATTCCGCTTTTCACGATACCATTCTGAAGCTTATCAAAGATAATCTGTGGCAGATAGAATCTAGGCTTCCGAACAGAGCAAGCAGAACGGCGTAATTTTTAGTATTTTTGGCTAAATTTTTCACTTGATATATTTGCATATATCGGATTATTATTGTATCTTTGCGTATCAGAAGAGCCTATTTTGCGGTATTTTTGGCTATCCAAGCCGCATATATGCACGTTTTTGTGTTAAAATATAGTTAATTTTGGATTTTAAGTATTTAATCATTAAATATTTTATTAAATTTGCAGCGATGGAATACGATTACAGTAAGCTCAGAGAGTTCATCAAGCGTTGTAAGTGGCAATGGGCCACTTCAATGATAGACGTTCCTCATGAGTACATTCACAGAGACAAGTGCGCATTGACAAACGACGAGTTCTATTACTTCGTCAGCGCACAGAGAGACAATGGAGTCCATGAAAGATGGGGAAAATACAATTTCCCTTACCTTTACATTGACGGTTACAAATATTGGACGATGGGCGACCCATTCGAGACTACTTGGATTTTGAACAGACAGAAGGTTTTCAACGAGTTCGACTTCCTCGAGTGGCCAATACCTCGAATCTATTCGAATCAGGAAATGGACGTGATGGCAAAATCCATCATGTTCACGTTCAAGGACAGGAAGTTTTTCGAGGCAGGCATCGGAAACGGAGACTTCGTCGCCTATACCAAGATTAAGCCGGAAATGTATTATGGTGTTGACCCAAGCAAGAAAGCTATCAAGCAGTTCAGAGAGAAGGCTATAGGCTTCTACCGCAGATGTTCCACAATTTCGTTTGAGGAGGCGATAAAGAAATGGATGTCAGCAGACAGCGTAGTGGTAGCACTTTTCGGTACAGCTTCCTACTTCATGCCTCAGTATCTTCGCAAGCTGGGCGAGAGTGGTCTGGATTATTGCCTCATGTTTTACAAGGATGATTACACCCCTGCAGAGTTCGAGGAAATGCACCATTTCACCTACGACAGAATGCAGCTGAAATCGATGTTCCCGAATTGTAACATATACAATCACAAGAATTTCGTAACCATTTCAAGTAAAAAAATCACCTGGCAACAGGCAACAGTAGAAAATGAATTATTCCCAGTATGATAAAATAGCAAGTAAGTACGACACTTTGTTTCGTGATGAAATGAGTCTCGTTGAGAACCGTGAGGTGGGGCAAATGCTCCCACCTCTCAGCGGTTCAATCCTAGACATCGGATGTGGTACTGGCTTGCTTACAGAGATTGCAGAAATCGACCCACAGGAATACCTGGGCGTTGACCCTAGTAAAGGAATGTTGGAGCAGTTCACTAACAAATACCCAGCCTATAAGGATAGGGTTGTATGTGAACCTTTCGACGGGAAAAGCTTAGATTGCAGGAATTTCGACAACATCGTAGCATTATTTGGTTCCCCATCTTATCTTTCCCGGTATGCCGTCCTGGCAATATCGCAGTGCAAGGCTCGCAAGTTCTTGATGTTCTACAAGGAGAAGTATCATCCGGTCACTTACGAGAAGTGTGATGTAGAGTTCAGGCATTTCTTTTATTCTAAGAAAGTCTTGTGCAGTCTTTTTGGAGAAGAAAACGTATCAGAGTATCACAATTATTTAATAGTAAATTGCGTATGACATCACAGAAAGGTTTGCGTTATGATGGCAGTATTGATAAATACCCCATCACAGAAGGCGAGATTTACAGTTTAGGCAATGGTAGTAAGATTACCATTGCCGATATTACTTTGGGGCTTCCTGAGTTTTCAAAGAATGCCGATTGCGTATTCATCGACCCGGCAGGAAGTAAAGGCGTCCTCAAAGCGTATTATACTAAGGCTGAGAAGCAATGTCCGGTTGATAATTTTGACGAGTTCGTTGCCCACATCAAGAGGTGCATCGAGCAGATTAACCCGGACAGACTATTCGTCGAGTGCTTCTATCGAAATAAGAAACAGTTGGTTCCTATGGTAGAATCATTGTTCCCTCATGTAAAAATCTACGAGAACACCTATTATCATAAGCCAGATTGCAAGTGCTGGATTATCCAAGGCACCAAGAAGGCAGAAGACTGGGGACTCCAGGGAATGGATGAATGGGATGCGGTGTTCAAGATTTGTAAGGATGTTCCGTTCAGCTCTATCACAGACTTCTTCATGGGTCAAGGACTTGTTGCCCAAGCAGCCTATGCCGCAGGTAAGGTTTTCTATGGTAGCGATATGAACAGAAACCGTTTGGCAGTAGCCATAAGCAAGGTAGCCAAGCGAGGTGGAGAATGGACAGTAACTAAATAATTACGCATATGATTAAACTCTCTCAAATTATCATCCTCAACGTTCCGAAGCGAGAACGTGAGGGCAAATACCTTAAGAAGTTGATAGAGACCAGCACGAAGCCTTATGGCATTCCTGTCAGTATCTCTATGGACCGAGGTAAGGGTCTTTGGGACAATTATTCCCAAGCGTTGACGCAAGAGGTAGCGGATGGAACCCATCGAATGGTTATCCATGATGACATTACCTTTGACCGCAACATTCTTGCCAAGATTTTACATATTCTCTCTTTTGCTCCCGAAAACAACGTTATCAGTTTCTACAATCCAACAAATGGTGACTATACTGATTGTTACGCAAAGGGTAAGCACGTTATTTCTACAAAGACTAATTTCTGGCTGCAGGCTAGCGTATATCCAAATGACCTAGCCAAGGACTTTGTTGAAACTTCAAACAAGATGACGGATGATCAGACACGTTATGATGATTCGCGCCTTAAGGCATACCTTCAAGCAAAGGGTATCGACCTTTACGCTATCGTTCCCGGTCTGGTTCAGCATTTCGGTGCATACAGAAGCACATTCAACAATCCTGGTGCCGTAGGTGGCATTCCTAGGAACAGCAAGACCTACGACAACCAGTTTGATGTAGAGTCTGTAGATTGGGAGAGTGAGTTCAAGAATCCTTATTTGGCTAAGTCAAGCAAGGATTGGGTTAAGGAAATCGTAAACAAGGAATTTCTCGATGAATACAAAAAACTCTAAGGAAAATCTAGCCTTGAAATTGGCAAAGGACAATATTGAGGTTGAGCAGATGAAGCCAATGCAGATTGATTACGTAAAGGTTGATGACATTTTTCCTAATGACTACAACCCGAACACACATGATGCAGACAGTTTCGACTTGCTTATCAAGTCGTTGCTTTACTTTGGCTTCACACAGCCTATTGTGGTGAACCGCCCGACGATGCAGATTGTCGATGGCGAGAATAGATACCGAGCCGCTTGTGTTATAGGTTATGAGATGGTGCCAGTTTGCTTTGTTGACTTCGATGAGGAGAAACTGAGATACGCCACCATCATGCACAATGCGGCACGTGGGCACAACAACAATGAGATGATGGGTAAGCTGAAGGATTACCTAGACACAAATTTCAATAACTACAGCGACAAGGTTTTACTAAAAAATAGAAGGTAGTATGATTTTTTACGGTGAAAAAAATGTTTATGAGGCTGCTCTTGATAGATTCCGATACATCTTCAATGAGTTTTATGGAAAGAGACCTATCGTCATAACGATTTCTGGCGGTAAGGACTCTACTGTCTGTCTTTATCTCGCAAAAGAAATTATGGACGAAATGGGAATAGAGAAAATTCCTGTTCTATTCCTTGACCAAGAGGCAGAAACTCCTATGACTGTTGAGTACATTCGGTACATTATGCATCTTCCATGGGTTGAGCCTTACTGGGTCCAGTCTTTTTTTCAAGAATGGAACGCCTCAAAGGGAGATTGGTTCAATGTATGGGGGCCAGGAGAGCAATGGTGTCGTGAGAAGGAGCCCAACAACCCATACGCAAATTTGGACTTAAAGGTACATCAGTACTTCACTCACACACTTGCTTGTGCTCAGAAAACACTCTTCGGTAAGAGCTTCGTTAGTATCGGTGGAGTCCGCATAGAGGAATCTCCTGCCAGACTGTCTGGCTTAACCCATGGTGATGTGTACAATGGCATTACTTGGGGAGGTGGTGGAGGCTATTACAAGGATGGCACTCCGAGAAGTATGGTACTCTACCCTATCTGGGATTGGAAGGTTAACGATGTCTGGTATTACATCTTCCACAATAAGATACCTTACAACAAGCTATACAACTACGAGTTTACACAAAAACCGCTGAAAGCTTGTCGTGTAAGTTCCCTTATTCACGAGAATGCAATACATGATGTACAATTCATCAAAGAGGTTGATCCTAAGTTCTACAACAAGCTTCAGAAGCGAGTAATGAACTTGAACTCAGTGGTCCAGGCACATAATAGCTTGATATATTGGTGTGACCACTTGCCACCATATTTCAAGGACTGGGACGAGTACGTATGCTATCTTGCAGAAAACATCTCCGAAAAGAAAGAGAATGGACAGAAGATTGTCAAGATGTATCGCAAGGTCAGAGATAAATGGCTCGAGAAGATAGGGTCTTTCAAGGATGGCATAAAGTTCACAGAGGACTTTGTTGGTTGGTATGGATGCGTCTGTATAATTGCAGAGGACTTCGTAGGAAGTCGCTTCCGTAATGTTGACAGGACGATGCTCCAATATTACAACGACCACTACAAGGAAATTAAGTTGGCTGAGTTAGAATCTAAAAAGCAGAAAGAATGGAACTAAAAGATTATTTAAAGCAAGAGTTCGATAAGGCACAAGACAAGTTTGCCTTTCTGAACGAAGTTAGAGAGATTATTTACTCATTTTCTCCCGAAAAGGCGAATCCTGTTGAGCGTGTTCTTTGGATTCCTATGGAAGATATTGTGGCTAATAACTACAATCCAAATTCTGTCGCAGATAAGGAGATGCGCTTGTTATATACATCTGTTCGAGAGGATGGCTACACAATGCCTATCGTTACCATTTGGGACGATAAGTTGAAAAAGTATGTGATTGTTGATGGTTTCCACAGAAACCTTGTCATTCGTAAATTTAAAGACATCGCAGAGCGTTGTCATGGTCGCTTACCTATTGTTGTCATTGACAAGGATATAGACCAGCGAATGGCATCTACAGTAAGACACAACCGAGCTCGTGGAAGTCACTCTGTGGATGGTATGTCAAACATTCTTTTCAATATGTTGCGTGATGGTGTTCCAGAGCGCAAGATTTGCGAGGAACTTGGATTTGAGATGAAAGAACTGGTGAAACTGAAATATATTACAGGTTTCGCAAAAGTATTCAAGAACTACAAGTATTCAGCAGCCGTAGAAAAGGTAGTTGATGAGAAACGTGTAGCTCGTAGTGGTGTAGAAATTAAACATGACAAAAAATGAAAATTCAATCAGTTAAGTTAAAGGACATCTTTCCTTATTACGACAACCCTCGTGACAACACAGATGCCATAGAGCCAGTAAAGGAAAGTTTTAATAAGTTTGGCTTCATCAAGCCTATTATCTGTGACAGTAAGGGTGTTATTATTTGTGGTCATACTCGTTATGTGGCAGCTTTTCAGTTAGGTCTGGAATATGTCCCTGTCATTTATTCAGACATGAACGACGAGCAAGCAAAGAAGTTCCGTATTGCGGACAATAAGCTTGCAGAGAAGTCTGAGTTTGACGAGAATGAGCTTCTAGAGGAACTTAGAAATATGAAAGTTCCTTCTGATATGCAAGCATTCTTCTTTGAGGACATAGATCAGATGCTCAATTTCGACATTGGCACCATTAATCAGCAAGCCGATGAAATGGGTGGTTTTTCTAACGATTATGAGGAAACTGATGATACGGAGTATGATAAAGAAGGCTACGGAAGTGAAGATGAACAAGAAACCTTTCATTCGGAGGGAGATGATGGTGAGTCCGCAGGTACTCCCTCGGATGAGGAACTTGATCCTGCCGACAAACTCTTTGTTGTGCAGGTTCGAGAAGATGGTTCTAAATTCATGAAAGTAGTCTGCCCATACTGTGGCAATATTGAAGTTATAGATATTGATGATTAACTATGAGTGACGTAAAGATTAACACAAAGGTTATTGAGCTTAACATCGGTGATGTTAAGGCTCATGAGGGTTCTCATAAGACTGATGAAACGGTTGTTGAAATGATTAAGAACTCGCTTCAAGAATTTGGTTTCCAACAACCTATAGTTATTGACAAGGACAATGTTGTTGTTGCAGGAAATGCTCTCTTGAAAGCAGCTTTGGCACTTGGCATGGAAAAAGTTCCATGCTTACGTACCGATTACCTTACGGATGAGCAAATTCAGCAATATCGTATTGCCGACAACAAGACTTCCGAATTTGCAAAGTGGAATGAGAAGAAACTTCGTAAAGAGCTTTCTTATTTGGAAGATCCAAAGTCCTTACAATATTGTTTTGACAATAGCATTATGTCTATGCTTGGCATGGACCTGAAGCCAAAGCAACCAAAAGCCATCTCAGCTTCTAAGGAAGATGCGAACCTTCCTGCGAAAAAGGCCAAGAAGGTTGTGACTGAGGCTGAAAAGGATGCTAAGTTCAAGCAAGATGCCCGTGATATGGAAAAACAGTTACAGGCAAAGCCTTCCGAATACTGGGAGTATCATTGCTCCAAATGTGGTAAACTTGTAAAGGTTAAGAAGTCATGACAAACGAATCATCACAGCCGAAAGTAAAGTCTTTCGTACATAGAATCCCCAATCCTGTTGGAAGACCATACAAGATTAAGTCTTCTCAGGAATTATGGGATAAGTTTGTAGCTTACTGTGATGATGTTGAAAACGACCCTTGGCAGCAAAAGACTGGTAGCAATTCCATTGCAGGCGGCAGCGGCAAATCCACAAATTCCATGAGACAAGAGGTAAGGGTTTTCAGAAGAGCCTATACCCTTGTCGGATTTTGTGCTTTCTGTGGCATCGTTCAGAAATGGGCGGATTTCAAGAGAGGTAATCTTAAGAGACCAGGCTTTGAGCAGGTGATAACACAGATTGAAAATGTCGTGATGGCCCAGCAGATTGATGGCGCCATGCTTCATCAGTTTGATTCCAGTATTGTTGCAAGGCTCAACGGATTGGCAGATAAGCATATTCAAGAAGTAACCGGTAAGGATGGTGAGGACTTCAAGTTCCCTAAGCTGTCCTTGGATGATATTAAAGAATTACAGAAAATAAATGGACTTTGAGAAACAACGTTTTCTTCATAAGCAGTTAGTTGCATCGTCCCTGCTGCAATTCACTACTAAGATGTTCGCCTATACTGCTCGACGTGAGTATGTAATAGGCGAACATCACAGGATTATATGTGATGCGCTCATGGATGTGATAAGGGGAAAGACGAATAAGCTGATTATCAACATCAGCCCTCGTTACGGAAAGACCCTCTTGTGTTCACAGATGTTTATCGCATATGGTCTTGCGCTGAACCCTGCTTCAAAGTTTCTGCACATATCTTATTCAGGAAGTCTCGTCCAGGACAATTCAATGGCAGTCAAGGACACGATAACTTCCACATATTTTCAAACACTATTCCAGAATGTCAAAATCAGAAAGAACGATAACACAAGAGCAAAATGGAGCACAACGGCAGGTGGTGGTGAGTATGCTACATCTACCTTGGGTCAGATCACAGGTTTTGGTGCAGGTCAGCCAGACTGGACCGAAGAAGACATAAAGAACATGGATAAGTTTATGGCTACGTTCAACCCCGGTCACTTTTCGGGAGCCATAGTTATCGATGACCCCCTGCGACCGGACGATGCTTTGTCCGATAACGTCAGAGAGTCTATCAACAGACGTTTCGAGACAACCATCCGTAACCGTGTAAACTCACGTCATACGCCAATTATCATCGTCATGCAGAGGTTGCACGAGCACGACTTGTGCGGTTACCTTCAAGAGATTGAGCCAAATGAGTGGAAGGTTGTTTCCCTCCCAGCAATACTGACAGACGAGGACGGAAAGGAGCGAGCCTTGTGGCCGTGGAAGCATACGCTGGAGGAGCTGTATAAAATCAAGCATGCCAGCGAGTTCGTATTCGAGACACAGTACATGCAGAATCCTACCCCTATGGAAGGTCTTATGTACCATGCCTTCAGAATATATGATGTGTTGCCGGACAGAAGGTATGCTAGGATGAAAGGAAACTACACCGACTCGGCAGATACCGGTTTCGACTTCCTTTGCTCTATATGCTTCGATGCGTACGATGACGGCTACTATGTTACCGATGTTATGTACACCAAGCGACCGATGGAATACACGGAACCAGCGCAAGCCAATATGGTTAAGCGCAATCAGACAGACGTGTGTTTCGTTGAAAGTAACAACGGTGGCCGCTCTTATGCCCGCAATGTCGAGCGCATAACAAGGGAACACGGAAACAGAATCACCCAGTTCGTAACGTTCACGCAATCGAAGAACAAACAGATTAGAATCTTCACTCGCTCCAGCGAGGTAAACAATAAACTAGTCTTCCCTTCTAATTGGGAACAGTTGTGGCCGGAGTTCGCCCACGATATGAAATCCTACAGAAAGGAAGGATATAACGCCCACGATGATGCACCGGACGCTTGTACGGGCATCATAGAGAAGTGCGAGGAGTGGCTTAACAATGCTACCGATGCACAGCTCAGACGTGGCGGTTTCTTGTAATTTCTTTTTTTACTATGTTAATTAGGCGTTTGCTCGTGAGAGTAGGCGCCTTAACTATTTAGAAATCAGTGTATTAAATTTTAGTATTTTTAACTAAAATAATTGTTGGTATATTTGCATATATCAGAAAATTTTCGTACCTTTGCATATAGATAAAAGGTAGTACTTTTGAATAAACAGGAGCTACCTTATAAGTTGAACCAATTAAAATTATAAAGATTATGAAATCAATCAGTAACAAAATTAAGAAATATGAAGCAGCTTTCAACGAGCAGAAGGAAGCTTCTTTGGCTTGGGACGAGTTAAATAAAAAGGAGAACGAGCTTTACGATAAGTATATGGTCGATTTCACTGGTAAGATAAATGGCTTTCTCTCTTCAATAGGAGTTAAGCTGGTATTTGATTATAAGAAGGATCTCAATATAGACCACTTCATCTACAAGCATTCTGAGTTAGACGACAAGACGATAGAGGACATCTTTGCATATTCGGATTCATTGCCACGCTTTGAAAGCGGTATTAATTTTCCCGATCAGAAAAGCGGTTTAGCATTCAGAACTTTCCTAAATCTTAATCTTCCTATTGATTTAAAGCAAAAGGACTTTTCTTCAAAAGAGATTTTCGAAGATTACAAGCAATGTGTTTACAGTGCAACCCATGATTTCGATTAAATAATTAGCCTATGTTGTCAACAGTAATATTCACGGATGGCGCCCAGAAGAATGTGGAGCCATCCAACGGGACGGATTTCTCATTGGAGGAGTTGAGGGGATTTGTTGGTGGACACATTGAGTTGGTCCGACTCAGCAAGTCGCAGGTGATGGTTGTTAATGAGGAAGGCAAGGTTTACGACCTTCCTCAGAACGAGAACGCCACGATGCTTGTGAATATTGCAGGTATCAGAGACGTAATAGTAGGTAATGTATTAGTTTGTGACATCAATAAAATCAAGTAATATGGATAAGAATGATTTGATGAAGTACCTTGTAGAAGAGGCAGAGTATAGTGAGAGCGAAGTAGCCGAAATGACTAACACGGAGTTGCTGGATCATTGGCTGGAGTACAATGGAATTTGCGGTTTTACAGAGAACATCAAGGATGTTATTGAGGCTGCTTTTGATGTAGATTTGGAGGACTAATCATGTACAAAGAGAATATAGGAACTGACAGATATGGGCGCACGATGCGCCTATATCACTCCTGCAACACGGTCTATTGCGACCATGTCAAGAACGACAAGGTTGTCAAGACAAATCAGATTAAGGTAGATAACGACATCATCTTAATGTTCAGTGCTTTGCATACGAGCGGAGCCTACATTTACGATGAGATTCATAGAAGATACGGGAAATGGCTATGAAAAAGATTATCACCATTGAAGTAGAAAGCTCTAGTGTAGAGTGCTATAGTAGCTTCTATACGGACCTGGAGTCTTTCGTCACGCACAGAGTGAATGGTACTCCATTGAGAATTAAAATAACCTCAGATATTAAGTAGCGTATGAAACCAATGCTTGCAACAAGATATTATCCGTCACAGACGAAATTTCCTTGCTTCGTCCAGCCTAAGTATGACGGAGTTCGCTGCGTCCTTCATGAAGGAAAAGACGGCGAGGTTCACCTCACATCGAGAGGCGGCAAGGAATATGATGTTCCTCAGATTAAGACTTGGGGAGAGAAACACCGCTGTATGCTTCCTTTGGATGGGGAGATATACAACCACCAGGAATTGACCTTCCAGCAGATATGTTCTGCCGTCAAGTGCCGTTCTGCTATGACCGACAAGCTACGTATGGTTATCTACGATGCACAGATTCCGGGATGCTTTTCTGTCAGATGGAAAGTTCTGCAGGAGGAGTTTGCTTCCATTGATCCAAACGGACCGGTGTACCTTACGCAGACTTTCGTTGCCCATTCAGAGAAAGACATCAAGCGATGGCACAAGATATTTGTTTCTACGTGTTACGAGGGTGCCATTATCAGAAATGCAGATGGAACCTATACCGAGGGTAGAAGCAATGACCTTATGAAGCTGAAATCGTTCGACACGACAGAGTTCAAGGTGGTCGATGTTTTGGAAGCGGAGGGCAATGATGCAGGTACCGCTATATTCAAACTGAAGTGTGGAGAGTACGAGTTCTGTGCCCGCCCAGTAGGTCCAAAGTCACTCAGAGCCCAATATTTAGCCGACAAGGAAGAGTTGATAGGTATGGCGGCGACTGTTCAGCATCAAGGGTATTCTGACGCTGGAGTGCCGAGATTCCCGGTATTGTTGAACATTAGGGATTACGAGTAATGGCAGCACTGAATATTAACGAGTATTACGGCTGCTTCTCTTGCGAGGCTGCTGACGAGCACGGAAATGGTTGCAGGCACGGTCTGCTGTTCCCGGTACTGCTTGCGATGGGAAACAAGAGAAGCTGCCCAAACTATAAATTCAAGAACAAATAACTATGGAAGTAAAGGTTAAGATTAAGAGAAATTACAAGCCAAAGTCAACTCTTGCGGTTCTCATTAACTATAAGAGAGGGCTGCAGAGATTGGTAAAATTCATATACCCGGATGATTGGGATATTGACAAGCTCGATTTGTACATCAATTCACATAGCGAGTTCAATATAAGAAATGTGCGTTTTTCAGAGGACATCAGTATGATGCGTATGAAAGATAATCTGGAGGAGATTAAGAAGCTGGGATATCGCGTCATTAGCTTGACACAGAGGTATGGGTACATCTTAAGAAAGGATGGTAAGTTCCTGTCGTACAGCATTGCTAGATACTCCTATGAGGGAGGCATCAACTTTACCTATAATTACAAGCCGTCGAGAAGCCAGGGAATGGGTTCCGTTCAGGGATACCATGAGTTCGGATATCACGAGTTCTCCAATGAAATGATTGACAAGATGATGGACCACCCGAAGCTTTACGGTAAGGTCGAGCACTACAAAGACTTCAATGAGTACCGCCAGCTGAATGCAGGGCGAGAAAAGTCACTCAAAAAAATAATCTGATTTTTTTGGTTCAACACAATAAAGTACCATATGATGCGTTATTAATCTGATAGACGGATTATTAACTAAAGCTTAGCTACCGGCATGACGGGCGCATCATATGGGAAAAATGCAGAGATTTCTTGTACTATTTATAATAATAGCAATATTTTCTGGTTGCAAAAAGCGTTTCCAAGACATAGCAACTGAAAGGTTTGAGTTTGTTATAGACAGCCTTAACAAAGAAAACATAAAAGAAGACCAAATTGCTATTTCTCATAAGGGAAAACCAGATGAGGCAAGATTCAAAAAGGAAACATTGATATGCTGCAATGATACAGCCTTTATACAAACATTTAATCTTCATTGGATTATTTATACTGGCGAACCAGCTGATAAATTATGTTTTTTTGCCATATGTAAAAACAGAGAAGGTAAAGTTTACGAATTATTTAAACCAGTAGAATGGCTAGAGAAAGTTCAAATGGACAGTTATGTAAGCAAGTTAAATGAAAAGAAAGCTTTAATTGATGCCATATATAAAGCATGCTTAATTGCTGGCGAAGAAAAGCAGATTTAACTATCTGAATCAACTACCTTTTGAGTCTTATCGCAGAGGTCGGAAAGGGAGAGACGAAGCTACTTATGGGAGACATCATGACTATCTCCACCACCATCAGTGAGCACGTGAGCACATTAGCTTTTGATGCTTATAAGACATTAAATGCACCAACGAGGACTTCAACCAATTAAAATTCGAAAAAGATTTGGATTTTCCAAAATAAAATATTACCTTTGCAGCGGTAAAGGAGAAAGATAAAAAGCACTGAAATTCATCCGGAACCTAAGCCCAAATTGAGTCAGGCAGGGGCGCCCATGAGGCCTGTTTGACCTTGGATGGTTTCAGTGCTTCGCTTTTAGAAAGAATATCTCTTTATTATCAATTTTTCGCCATCTTTTATAACGCAAACTATATTCTTGGCAACTATTGGCTGTTTGTTCTGTTTAGCGACATTAACAAAACTTTTATAGCTCTCAACAACGCTTTCGTCTTTGAACATTTTCTTATCATGGAAATAAAGACAAACTGTATTGCTATTGTCATTCTGCTGAGCATTCCAAATACTCAGCTGTTTATTTTTGGTCTTGATTTGATTTCTGTATTTATAGGTATAACTACAAACAGATTTTATATCCATGCGCACACCATCAAAAATCATATCGAGAGATTTGTATTGGCCGGTAGTATTAGGCATTCTTTCACCCTCTTTACACAAAATAACACTATGCCCATTACTGTAAGCTAAATCCCTTAACTCATATTCCAGATCATACCCTGTCATTTTACCCAGGCATGGCTCTTGGTTCTCGTCTGCCTTTTCGTGTTTGACGTGAGTAGCCTTAAGACCGCCTTTAGAGTTCATTGCCACATCTGTATATTCCTTGTCGCCTTTCAGTGATAAGAATTGCTTTCCACGTTCGCTTTTCAAGACTATACTAGAAGTAATATACTGTTCGTTGTTTGTGAGAAATACAGGAATGCTCTTAGATGAAAGAATCTTTGATTCGTTTCTGCTGATATAGTCGTTGAACTGCTTAGGAACCTCAGACACTCTTCGTTTAGGACCTACGCTCCAATATTCTTCCTCGCTCATAACGATAGGAATAGCATAGCACATACAATTTACATGCCAGCCATTCCAATCAAATGGCAACGGATAAATACCAGCTAATTCATCGCACATATCATGCTTAGGATGGCTACCACTCGGTTTTATCTCTTTGCCTTTAATGTAATCCATCCTAGCCCATCTTTCCTGCTCGGCAGAACGGTAGGCCATGTTTATCTCGTTACGTGCCAGTCGCACGCTTCTGTACTCGCAGTTCTGAATAGTTATGGCTTTGCCGTATTTCTTCTTATAGTCTTTGGCAAGTGAAGGATAATCATTAAGGTACTTGCTGACCTTCTTGCTGAGTTTAACAGCACTCATACCCTTCTCTATGCCGACAGACAGAGATTTCTCCAGAGCCTCCTTTACATCAGCTCTCTGGTTCCATATTCTTTCAGAAAGACCGAGACCTTTAATCTTTCTCTCTATGAAAGCCTTCTTTGCCGCATTGTTGTGCTCAAAGTAAGCTTTCTGCTTTGCGTCCGCTATCTTCCTGGTAAAGGTGCCGATTACCCTTTTGGCAAGTAGGTCCTGCAGCGTGTTACTGTTCTTCCATTCGTCCGATATGCCATTATAGACCAATGCCTGCATATTGTTTGAATAGTAATCCAGTAAGGCGTTCACCTTCTTTTCTGTTCTAGGGTAATCATCAAAAGAGAACTCGCCATCCCCATCGAAGTCGGTGGAGGTGGCGATTTTAGCGGACTCCTTGGCAAGAGTCTCATAGATGGAAATGATTTTCCTGGTATAAGCGTTCAGTCTCTTGCCAAGGTCTTTATATGCCTTTTTCTGATTAGGCAGTTTTGGCTTTTTCATACAATTTCATTTTAAAGTGTTTGCAGCAATCCCAGTTGAGAAGAACGCTCCATTCTTGATATGGGCATTTGGCTAGGATAGGCTGACCTTTAAGACTCATACTATGGAAGTCAGTAGCACGAGCACACTCACGGCAGAAGTGCCGTTTCTCTTCTTCCTTTTTCTTTCTCATAGCTATTCCTCCGAGAATAAGTTAGGCATTGAAGCAGCTGTTCTTGTGGCCTCGGCTTCGTCCTCTTCGAGAATCTCTTTGTAAGTAGCGTCTGGGTCGTCGGAAATGCCAGCACGTTTGATTGACTCTTTCTGGCTGATGATTGGCTTGTTTCCGTTGCCCTTCATCCACTTTTCAATTTGGGTCATCTCGTCCTCCTGGATGAATGGAGTGAGAATGTGCTCTACAGTAATCTCATCCATTCTAGCTGCCCACTTCGTATTCATCTTGGAAAGGAACGCCTTTATGACGTTGGCCTCTCTCTCGAAGCCTTCAATCCAGGCACCAGTCTCCTCTCCTATCTTAAGATGGGCATCCATGAGGAGTGTCTTTCTCGAATCGTAGCCAATATTGCCAAGGCTCTTCATATTCTCGAAACTTATGTCCGGCATCTGGGACTGCATGAAGAAAAGCTTTACGAGAGTGTCAACGTGATACTTAAGAGCCTCGATAGCCTGCTGCCAAGACACGTAGCTAACATCGCCGTCTTCGCTGACTCTATACACCCTTTTGCTCTCTCCTTTTCGCTCCATTCCAACGATGGCACCGGCAATCTTCAATACAGGAGCGGAATTGTATGCCACAACATCGCTGTTTCGGGAAATGGTGTACTCGATATTCTCACGTATAGGTTTCAATCCTTCCCAGCATGGCTTGTGGCGGTACCAGAATACGGCTGGAATCTTGTCGATAGAAATCTCATTTTCATCCACCAGATTCCATCCGGACTCCTCATCGTCTGAAGACAGGTCCCACTTGTAATGATGGTCTGCGGTATAGGTCTCGAAGAAGGTGTGCTCTGTGTCAGTAACCTTACGCTTATACTCGAATGACAGAGCAAGCAAGTCGTCATACTCATCAAAGTAAGGATAGATGTCAACTCCGTCCATTGGAGAGAATGTCTTGCATTTCAGTTTGTACTGACTGTCGAAGCCGTAGAGCTTGTTAGGCTTCTTCTGTGTGTACCAAAGCGTGAACATCTGACAAGAGGCGTAATAGCACTTTGCTCTGTGCATGTTTACGGCATCAATGTGTGCGCAGGTGTAGATTTTCTCGATGGCACGTACAATCGCCTTCAGCTCTTCGTCAGTCTGATCATACGTATATACACGCTTGACCGGTATAGCCATTGTAAACTCAGAGATTCTTCGTGTAAGAAGCTTCTCCAATCCGACGGGCAATCTAGCCGCTTTTTCTACTATTCCATCATCGAGCGTTCTGTCCTGTCTTCCCACGTGGTCTTCTACGATTTCGTGGAGCATAGGCTCATACTCAGACAACAGAGTACTCCAAAGTGGAATATCCAACACGCGTTGCTTCAGCTCTCCTATGATGCTGCCAACGTCATTTCTTTTAAAAAGTTCATTAAAATCTATCATAATCTTCGAAGTTTTGATTTGGCAAAATTACGGATATATTCGCATATATTTAATAGTTTTAGTATTTTTAACTAAAATAATCGTTGGTATATTTGCATATATCAGAAAATTTTCGTACCTTTGCATATAGATAAAAGGTAGTTCTTTTGATTATTCAGAGCCTACCTTACAAGTTGAACCAATTAAAATTATAAAGATTATGAACAATTCAATCGAGACAAAGAAGGAAGAGGTTAGAAAGAACATTAAGAATGCGTTCGAGTCAGCCACAAAGAAAATCAGAGACATTATTTCTGTTTGTCCTGATTGGGAGGTAGAGGGTATTGACGTAGGCTACAAGTCACTTATTGCTCATTTGAATTTGAAAGGAGTAGGAAGAGACATGATGGTGATTCGCTACCAATCAAAGGTAGGTAATTTCCAGGAAGAGTCATTTAACACCAATGTAGCAAGCTTCGGCAGCTTTGACCTTCTGGAAACAAACGAAAACCTTAAGTACTATACAGCAGTTGGCGACATCCTCAATCATAAAGACATGCTTTCGCTTTTGAAAGAGACAATGGTTTTCTTTGCAAATAAGATTGCAGAGCTACGTAAGGAGTACGATAAGTTAGACAAGGAGGATTAGTTATGACAAAGCAAGAAGAAATCGATATTCTACAGTCACTGAAGGGTGATACCTATTTCGCTCAGTTCTTCGGAAGCAAGGATATTGATCAGATGTGCCAGAACATCAGTAACGACTTCGCCATTGAGGGCGGATGCGGATTCAATCAGAAAGCTGAAACTTTAGAGCGAATCAACGCAGACCTCAAAAAGGAATTCCAGCAGAAAATCCATGATTTGGGAATGGAGCTTATCAAGGTCCTAGACAAGGGATTTGATGAGGATGCCATCTACCAGTTGGTTGAAGGCGAGGTCGGAATTGATGCTATCATTAAGTTCAAGCGCAAGGAAGGCTTGAAATTAACAAATGATGAGTTGAACTATTTAGTATCGAAGATATGAGAGTAATAATTAACACATCTGGAGAGCAGATTCCGGTCGAGCTAAGGGGATTGATATCATCTATCAAAAGAAAGCAAGGAGACTGTGAGCAATGGCTGAAAGGCTATAACAAGAATCCATATAACTTTACTTGGTATGGCTACAGTATGATAGTAGAGCCTCTCTATGCTTCTTACGGAGTTATCGGATATAGCATCCACTACAGAACTTATGAAGTTCATGTTGATAACGAAATGAGAACAATCGAAATCATAGATTAATGGAACGTATATGTAGATATTGCATATTCTCTGGAACATGCTATAAAAATGGTAAGAATCCTACAGACTCCTGCTCTGATTGGGAATGGAAGTATGCAGGTTCATGGTTTGACAATTAAAAGTAAGACAATGGGAAAAGAGAAAGTTACAGCAGACGATTTGAAGGTTACTCTTTCAGAGCAGGGAGTGACATCGGGTTTGAAGCAGGAAAAGATTATTCAGCGCTTGCAGGTTAATGGGTGCTTGATAGCAATGGTAACAGATATATTGGACCAACTTATCAAAGATGAGCAGTCTATGTTCAGATTGCTAAAGGTTCAGTACAAACAAGAGCAGAAGATGCACTACAACCAAATGCGTGATGCTGCAGAGAAATATTACTTCCACTTGAAACCCTTCAATAAGAGTTTCTTCGGTGATGAGAATATTTGCGCCAACCTGGAGGATAACGCAAATGACATCTATGAAATCATCAAGCTTCTTGCGGACCACACTAACGACCACAAGGATATGGAAGTGATTAAGAGAAATCTCAGAAAGAGAAAGTTGAACCATCATATTTTCGATTAAAATTATGGCAGATTATAAAGTTGAAGTAGATTTATCGGATTTATTCGATAATATGACCATCAGTGAACAGAAGAGCTTTTTAGTTGATAAGTTCTGCTCATTACCAATAGGCTCGATGGAAGAAGTGGTTGGCGAAATGTTGGAGAACCTTAATGGCGATCAGACAGCCAAAGTTATAGAAGACGCTTTTGATAACTTGCATGAGCAAGCTCAAGAGCATGTTATCAACTATGTGAACGAATAAGGCTATGATGTCGGATAAACAATATAGAGTTGCTCGCAAGGGTGTTGTCGAACAACTTAAATTAGCTCAGAGACTTCATTGCAAGCACATGGAGCAGAAGTATAAAGAGGCTTTGGAGAAGTTAGAGAAACGCTTCTTAAAGCCGGATGCCGTGGGCTGCTTCGATTTGGGCGCAAGGGTATCAAATAGTTATTATCATCTTTAAATGGTTAAGGTTATGGGAACAAAAGTAGAAGTAAGAACTATTCCTTTGCATGGATTGTTCATCCATCGCAAGCAGGTTTGGCGTTCACTCGGTAAGCTGAGAGCTGAAAGCCATTCTACGACAGCGCAAAAGGTGTTTATGAACGAGCATGATACCGAGGTATCAACTGAGAATGCTGATTTCATTGATGGCTTGAAAGTCACTCCTTACGATGGTGAGCTGCCCAAAATATCAAAATACGTTGGTAGTATGAGTTACTACCAGTATTGTTTAACGCAAAAATTGGTTTAGTTATGAAAGAAAAGATAAACATAGCGGATATCCTAAAGGATAAGCCGCAAGGAACGAAGTTATATTCTTCCGCTTGTGGTAAATGCAAGTTAGAAGAAGTGGATGATAAAAGTTTCAAAATATCCTTCTATAATTCAAAGTTTGGTTTTATGAATGGTGGAGAAGGGTATCTTGATAAAAATGGCAAATTGTATGATGATGGAGAATGTGTCGTTTTTCCATCAAAGGAAATGCGTGATTGGCGCAAGTTCGCTTGGAAGAAGGGTGATGTGCTTGCTAATGGAGAGGGCGACTATTGTGTATTTAAAGAATTTGCTCATTCTTCATACCAAACAATTAAGGCTGTATTCGTTAAGCGTAACAAAGAGTCTATTCAATCTTACTCATGTCTTTTGGATACAAAGGATTGGCACAAAGCATCACATAGTTGTACCGCTACATACATCAATACCATTGAGAAAGAATTAAGTGGTAAGCTGAATATGGAGACCTTGGAGATAGAGAAGCAGCCTGAGTTCAAGGATGGGGATATAGTAGCCCTTGTGGTACGAAAATGTACACATATTGCTATATTCCAATCGAGACAAGAGGCATATATAGGATTCCATGCAGTTCTTTGCCATAATGATGAGCTTCTTCTAGAAGAACCATTCAGAGAAGATGTTGGAGATATTGAACTTCGCCTTGCTACGGACTCGGAAAAGCAGCAACTCTTTGATGCTCTCGAAAAGAAGGGCAAGGCTTGGGATGCTGAGAAGAAAGAATTTGTTAATTTGAAGCCAAAGGTCGAGTTTAAACCTTTTGATAAGGTACTTTGTCGAAATTCTAAGGATGATACTTGGGAAGCTGATTTCTTTGCTCGTCTTACACGAAAAGAAATTGATTACACGCAGAGTGGTAAGTATTTATGTGTAGGAGATTTATGGATGTATTGTATCCCTTACAACGAAGAGACAGCACATCTACTAGGAACGACTGATGATTGGGAAGGAGGTGAGCAATGAAAGAGCTTAAAGTTGGAGAAAGAGTAACTCTTGAAGTTACCGAGACTGATAAAGAATCTTGCAAAGGGTGCTTCTTTGATAGTAAGATGTTTTATTGCGAAGCATGGCGCAAATACCCTTGTAGCATCAAAATACGTTCAGACCATAAAAGTGTAATCTTTAAAGAAGTAAAGGAAAGCGTATGAATGAGATAGAAAAAATATGTAAGGAAATCCAATGCCCACACTTCATTGTATGGAGCTTCGGATATGGTAATTGTATATCTTGTAAGTTGCAAGGGGAAAGCTACAATATAGAGTCTGTAGCCGATGATTGTCCTTACAAGGATAAGTTTAATAAACTTAAAGAATAATCGTATGGATAAATTAGAATATATACCAGGTGATTTGGCTTTTCACTATATACCAAAAACCATAATAAAAAAGTATGTAAAAGTATATGTTTGCTCTACACAAAATGCCTTATCATTAGAAGATATGGATGGAAAGCTATATGATTATATTGGGGAATTATATCCGATTCCTCTTACTCCAGAGATTCTAGAAAAGAATGGATGGAAGAAAGAAGTGATGAGCAGAGGAGTAAAGAATAGTCATTGGGTATATACAAAACCCGATATTGAAGAATATGGATATTTTCCTATCTACATAGAAAAAGGTATCGGTGATGAGTTTGATGTATATCCGTTTACTGGCAACCATGTATGTACACAAATTGCATACATTAAGTATGTTCATCAACTTCAGAACCTTCTTTTCGGTCTGGGTATTAATCACGAAATGGAGGTGTAGGTATGAGCAAATATAGCTTGGATATAACGTCAAAGAATAATCCATTTATGAACATAGAAGTTGAAAATGATAGAGTTCTTATCGGTGCTTACGAAGATGGGAAGATAGCAAGAAAATTGTTCTTTATCAACAAAGAACAGTTGGAACTTCTCATAAATGGTTTAATGGCTGTAAATGTCCTTATTCACAATGAGGTGGATTTAAGCCAGTTTATACATCAAGGAAAATAGTGTTTAACCGCCTTCGGGCATAAATAGAATAGGAATGGATGTAAATAAATTAGAAAGAGCTAATATTTTAGCTAAGGAATTGATTCCTAATGCAGATGCACTTTTAAAGATGGAAATGTTATCTGTGAAAAATGTTGGGCGATAAAGAGTTTGATACCAAATTCATGCAACTTGTTAATGAAACAAAACAAAGGTTGCAGAAAGAGTTTGATGAGCTTTAGTAACTAACCACCCTCTCCTGTAAAAGGGAGAGGGTAAAATAAAAGAATATGATAATTTTATTAAAATTAGGAATCTTTCTTGTAATTGTTACTATTGGTATAGGAATGGCACTTATAGATGATAAGTGCTGACGAATTAGATGTTATTATTGAGTATATCTAGCAATAAAAATAAAAGAATATGGCACAAGAAGGATGGATATGCCCTAGATGTGGAAAGGTAAACGCACCTTGGGTAATGCAATGTTTCTGTAATAGGGACACTCAGATATTACCTAAAGTTGGAGCTCCTTACTATGAAGGAGACCAAGCAACGTGTAACGCAAAGGAGAATAAGCAATGAGTAAAGAAAAAGCTATTAAGCACATTAAGACTATAAAGGCTTATATTACTTGCCTTCATGCAGATTTATTAAAAGGTAAAAAAATAAAGCCTTTCGGTTTTGCATACAATTTAGCAATACAAGAATGTGATAAGGCAATTAAAGATTTGGAGGACTAGAATATGGAGAAAATTTGTAAAGGACAAATTCAGAGATTGCTGCCTATCTTTCAAGCAATGGCAGATGGTAGGATCATTCAATTTGCAGCAGATGGTAATGATTGGGAAGATATAGATGGTGAAGAGGAAGGTTTATATCTTGACACACTCATAGATAACCCACAATATTATCGCATCAAGCCAGAGCCAAAGTACCGCCCTTTTGCCAATGTAGAAGAATGTTGGACTGAGATGAAGAAGCATCAGCAGTTCGGTTGGTTGAAAGACAAAAAAGATGGATATTATGTCTTAATTACTGCTGTGGATAACGGCGATTATATGTCATTAAGTGGAAATAGCGGCTGGTCCTTTTATAGTCTTATGAAAGATTACACCTTTGCCGACGGAACTCCATTCGGCGCAAAAGTGGAGGAATAGTTATGGCATGGGTAGCAAAAGATTATATCGGAGAATGGATATTCAACTGCAAGCCTGATATGTGGGCTGGTGATTGTGTCGAACATAATTATTGGTTGCCACAAGATAGATATGGAGCTTATGGTTTTCAACTTCCACAAGGTAGCATTAAAAAGCTCATCGGAAGAGAGTTATCTTGTAGCGATGAGCCAGTAGAACTTAAAGAAGTATAGTTATGTTTGAATTTTATGTTATACTTACCCTAGCTTTTCTATATATAGCTTTTATGGGTGGAGTTATCGGTTATTTAATTGGTAAATATTGGAAAAAGAAGTAGTGTATGAAGAAGATTATATTATTATTTGTATCGGTTATATTCCTGCTCGTTTCTTGCAACGAGAACAAAGGAGTTAATGTTCCAACATCAGACTCTATTAATGAAATTAAGGTAGAGAAGCTATTTGTTGTGGATGGTATAACCGTATATCGTTTCTATGATGGTGGTAGAGTTGTTTATTTTACCAACAAAAAGGGTGTAGCAAAATCTATTCATGATGAATATGACCCTGCAACAAAAACTACAAGAACAAAGGTAGTAGAAACTTTATGTAATGAAGAATAGTTATGTATAGACCGATTACAATGTATCGGATTGTCTGTGATAGATGCGGAGAAGTGTTTGGAGGTACAGATACTTGTTCCGCACTATTCAGCAACAAAGAAGTCGATATTGGTGACTACTCTGATTGGGAAATGATAGATGGTAAACACTATTGTCCCGATTGTTATGAAGTAGAGGTCATTGAGGGAGTGTATAACGTTAAAGCAAAGGAGAAGTAGCGTATGAGAATACAAACCACATTGAATGATATGCTCAAAAAGCTTAGTTCGCATCACACATTTATCCCAGATTGGATACATAATTGTGCAGAATGGGATGATTGTAACATTCTTATTGAAAAGTTTGAACAGAAAAATAAATAGCGTATGAAGAAACAAATAGTCTTAGACGAACAAGATATTAAAGAGTTCCACGAGGATGCGGAGCATCTACGTTGGCTATATGACAGAATGGTGTTGCATGGTGAAAGCGTCAACTTTGATTACATGCACCGCTTTGCCAAGATATTCAATAAATTAAAGCAATTATAGCGTATGAAGGTTAGATTAGCAAAGAAGATAATGAAGCGTTGCTACGGAAGTCCTCGCTACATGATGATGATATTGGATGGTTTAGATGTATCGAAAAAGCTGCCTAAGATTAAGCAATACTGGGAGCCTAGATGGGCTTTATATTATGCTAGCAAAGGTGGTGGTCATGGCAGAGTTGACCATCGTATCGTGAAGGCAGAAAAGATTACTGCAAGATATTCTCGTAAGCTAATGAATTGCCTTACTAGGCTGGCTGACAAAAATCCTTTCGATATTAGAGATATATTAGGTAGTTCAAATAAACTAAAAAAATATGATTATGAAACAAGAAATGCAAAAATCAATCTTAAAGATTCAAACAGCAGTCGAAACTCTGACAAGACAGAAAGTTATCGATAAAAATGTGTATGACTTTATCCATGGAGAAATCAAATCTCTTTCGGAAAGTGTAGAGGATATAGTGGAAATAAATAAGCCCGACGAAACTCTTCTTACCTTCACAGATAAGGAGAAGTATGTAAATCAGCATATCAATCTTGCTGATACATCTGTACTTTGCAAAGAGTTAAATAGAAGAAAAGAAATTGGTAACGATTTCTTAGTAATATCAACTGAGGGAAAAATTGGTTAATTATGGAAAAGAAAGTATTGACCCTCACAGTCAGCAAGCAGTGGTTCGATATGATTGCTGTTGGCGAGAAGAATGAAGAGTATCGGGAGATTAAACCGTATTGGGCTTCCCGACTGGTGAACCAACAAGCCGAAAGCGGTGAGGTGCTTTTCGATGAGTTTGGCGGTTATTGTCGCATGATAGGCGAACTGGAATACAAACCATACACCCACGTTCTCTTTATCAATGGCTACCGAAATGATAGCCCACGAATTGAGAAGGAGATTGAGAGTATCACCATCGGCAAGCCTAAGAAAGGTCTTTGCCCAAGCAAGTGGTTGGATCATGAGTTTTTCATTATTAAGTTTAAGTGATATGATTGCAATTAAAGTATCTTCCGAGAACATCCAAGAATTATGGAAATGCCCGGACGTTTCAGAGTTAGTTAAAACTGTCAGTGGAGACTGTACAAAGCAGACGTTGATAGTTAGGTTGAGAAATCGAGAGTTCTATGTTCCCGATGGATTCTATCTCGTAAAAGATGAGAATGGTCGTTGGAGTACACTTAGTCCATCGTTGTACGAGCTAATAAAAGACAAGGTTCATGGCGAGAAGTGAGGAGGAAATCCGAGAATACCATAGAAGGTATTACCAGGAACACAAGGAGCATCTATTGGCAAGAATGGAAGTCTATCGTAAAGAGAATGCCGAAAGGATTGCTGCAAACAGAAGATATAACAGAAAGAGAAAGAAAGCCTTGGGCGGCTTAATGAACCCAAATATTAAATAATGAGTAGAGGAAAACATTTTAGTGCAGAAGAGATTGAGTTCATCAAGGTTAACACTTTGGTGATGACGACAACGGAGATTGCAAAGCAGCTCAATCGTAATTATTGGGCAATCCATCGAAAGATGAAGGAAATGGGTATCAGCAAGAGCCACGTGTTTACTGCTGACGAGGATTTCATCATTCGCAGAATGTATGGCAAGTACCCGGTAAAAGCCATCGCTACCAAGATTGGCGTGGACGAGAACGCTATTTACAACCGTTGCAAGAAGCTTAAGCTAACGAAAGGAGGTGCGCAATGATTGTCATAGTTACCGCTATGGATAAGGAATACGACCTTATCAGCGAATGGATTGCAAAGAATTGGCTTGACTACAAAAATGTTCAAAACATAGCTTTAATCAAGTCTGGTATTGGCAAGGTTAATGCGGCATCTTGCTTGACAGAATTTCTTTCGTCGAATACGTCCAGCAAAGTTACAAGAGTTATCTCGGTAGGATGTGCCGGTGCTGCTGTTGCAGGATTGAAACCTGGTAATGTCGTGATTGGCAATTCATACTGTTACCACGATGTATATTGCGGCGAACCGAATGCCAACGGGCAAGTTCAAGGTATGCCGGCAGTCTTTCCTTCTGATTTCTCCTGGATTGATATGGATGAAAGATTCAGATTAGGAACCATAGCTACGGGAGATAAGTTTGTCACTACGAGGGAGCAGGTATTGGCAATTAAGGAGTTTCTTCCTAATTCTTATAACGTATGTGCTATTGACATGGAGTCTGCTGCCCTCGCGCAGGTATGCTACAAGAAAGGGATTGGATTTACGTCTATCCGAGTTATTAGTGACAACCCTCTGGAACCGAACCAGACCGAACAGTATGCAGGTTTTTGGGATAGTCTTGCCGAAAAGGCATTTAGTGTTGTTTGTAAATTATTAGAGAATGATACCAAGTTTTAAAGTTGATCATACGAAACTGAAGCCAGGTCTTTATGTTTCGAGAGTAGATAAATGGGGCATGGAGACTTCTACCACATTTGATATTCGCGTGTGCAAGCCAAACAAAGATATGATGTCACCTGCTGTAGCGCACACAATAGAGCATTTGATGGCGGACTATCTACGCAATGATAGCCCTCTTAGCAATTCCGTTCTGTATTTTGGACCGATGGGTTGTCTTACAGGTTTCTATCTTATCCTTAAAGGTACGTGGACTTCAAAGCTCATAAAGGAAATGATAGTGGAAGCTTTTAAAGCGTGTTCGCTATCAAAGACGATTCCAGGTGCATCGGAAGTGGAATGCGGTAATTATAGGCTCAACGACTTAAAAGGAGCAAAAGAGCTATGTGATATGTTCTCCGTATATCTATCTACAGCTGGACCGGATAAGCTCAATTATCCAGACTAATATTTATATGTAACCATAAAGTATTTAATCATTAAGTATATTTCTTGCAATATATTTGGTGATTAAATACTTTTTTTATAATTTTGCAGCATTACTTATTGCTATCGCTTCGTACTGGGATATTTCTTGAATTTTATTGTTCAATTAAATATTTAGTTAGAATGAAAAAAAGAACGAAGCAAGTTTTAGTTATTCTGAAACCCAAATCAAAGGCGTTGGGGTTCAGTAGAGAGGAGTTAGAGGGTATTGCTGCCGATGTTGCCAATAACTTAGAACTCGATGAAGAAGCCTCAGACGAGGATGTAAACGCAGAGATTGAAAAGCAGGTCAATGCGGTTCTTCCTTATCTTAAGATTGCGCAAAAGACTGCGCAGCGTACTATCCAGAGCTTTAAGGATAGTCAAGACTTGGATGACGACGAGGTCGATGACGATGATGATGACCCTGCCGGCAACAAGAAACCAATCCGCAAACAGAAGAAAGAGAAAGAGGAGCAGGTCCCAGGATGGGCGCAGGCACTCATTACTCAGAACAAAGCCTTGCAGACCGAAATCCTCGGTTTGAAGTCTGAGCGTGAGAATGATGGCCGCCGTTCTAAGCTGAAGGCACTCCTTAAGGACAAAGGTACGTTCGGAAAGACTGTCTTGAAGAATTTCGACAAGATGAATTTCGAGAACGAATCTGAGTTCGATGATTTCTACGATGGTATTGTGGAGGACTTGGCAGCTATCGATCAAGAGCGTGCTAACGAAGGTCTCGGAAAGCTTGGTGCTCCTGCGGCTCAGAGAAAGCCTAAGAAGGAAGAGGTTGAGGTTATCAAGGGCGATGAGATTGATGAGCTTGCCGAAACTATGTAATCTTTAAATTTTAAAAGTTATGTATGGCGTAAGCAAGACAAAAACGTTTGATTCAGGCAAGGAGTCTGTAATCATCAGAAATTACGTGAATGGCATCATGGGTGGTGTCATTCTTGACATGACAGGTTTCTCTGGAGAGTTCATCCAGTGCGGACACATTATCATTCGTGATACCAAGTCTGGCGAATACAAGCCAATGCCGGTAACAGGTGAGGCTTATGCTTCATTGCCGGAAAATCACGAGTATGTAGGTGTCTGCATGACAACTGCTCCTGTAGATACCCCTCATGTAGGTGTTATGACGGCAGGTGAGGCTAATGATAAGGCTGTCCCTTATCCTGTCGATACGATCAAGGCAGCTTTGAAAACAGCCGTTCCGACTCTTCAGTGGGGACACGATGCAATCGGTTAAGGAGGTGATTTATGCAACAGAGTTCTTTATTTCTTAAGTATATCTTGAGTTTCTTCCCAATCCTGAAGACATTGATTGAGAAGATTAACGGTAAGCGCAAGAACGAGATGACGTATCTCCACAAGGATACATCCATTCTTCGCCGCGTTTATTCTACCGATAACAAATGGGAAGCCGACACGGTTGATACCTCTTACGTAGCTGCTGACTACGTGGCAGTGGATTCTCCGGTTCCTTTGAAGTCTCGTGACAAGATTTCAACCGCCAACGGCAAACTGCCAAAGGTTGGTATGAAGAAGTTCTTGAAGGAGTCAGATATTCTTTCCCTCCGACTTATGGAAGCCCATGGCGGTCAGACAGCAGAGATTCGCCGTAAGCTGGCGCAGGACCCGGTAGCTTGTAATGTCGGTGTTGATGAGCGTAATGAGTACGCCCTTCTGTATGGTCTTTCTAACGGCTACGTAGCTGTTCGTGACGACGATAATCCAAAGGAGTTGCTCCGTATCCAGTATCAGTACTTGCCAGAAAATCAGTTCGGCATCAACAACGTTGATAATGGTGTTACAGTTGCAGACTTGAAGGAATGTATCGAGCGAGCATCGAATGATGGCAACACCATCTTGATCTTCTGGATTGGTAAGGCTAAGTTTGACGAACTGAAGAAAGCACAGGACGCTCGCGAGCTTGTTGCCAACTACAAGGGTCAGACTTACGATTCCAACACAAAGCTGCCGGTTCCTACTGCCAGCGTATTCCAGGAGGCATTCTTGGACGAGACCGGTGTATCATTCCGCATCATCAACCGTACTGTCCGCTTGGAGCATGATGGTGTGAAGAAGAGCGTTAAGCCTTGGAACAACGATATGATTATCGGTGTCTGCTCACAGATGATTGGTGCCCTCGTATACGGTCAGGTAGCAGAGGCAACAAACAGAGTGGCAGGTGTAACCTATCAGCAGATTGATTACAAGCTTATCTCTCAGTATTCAACAACTGATCCTTTGCGTGAGACAACTGCGGTGCAGGCATACTGCTTGCCTGTCATCGAGGACGTTGACACAATCTATCAGATTAATACTAAGCTGGCAGACCCAGACGTTTCTGTTGATACCGAAAAGGAGAAAGCAGATACAGAGGACGCTAAGGTAACAATCTCTGATGTGACCTACAAGAAGCCGGAGGCTATCACAACCCTTAATGCTCTTGGTGCCACCCTTGCTAGTGATGCAAGTGATAAGGAGATTATTGATGCCTACAATGAACTGCCTCCTACAAAGAAGAAGGAGTTCAAGGATAACGCAGCTAAAGCTGAGGAGTAATCATGAAGACGGTCGGACAAGCTTTGGTGGATGAGGTACACATACCTATCCCCTATGGTTTCGTGGAAAACGCTTGCATAAAGCGTGACCTCGATATCGAATCAGAGTTCACTGGTGACGTTGCCAGAAGTGACGCCTACAAAGGAACGCTTGCCGACTGTCTGCTTTCTCTCATACAAGCCGTTAGCTTCTCCGAAGCGGACAAATCAATAGGTTCCCTCTCGGAAGACCAGCGAAAGGCTATATTAGTTCAAGTCAATCGTTTATATAACTCTATCGGCGAGGAGGAGGTTTCACTTACTCCAAAGCCGACAGTTTACATTAATTGCTGATGAGTCTATTGAGTTTTCATGCCTCAAAACTATACCGGCAGCAGAAGGTAGCTGGCTATACAGATGATGATGGAAATTATCACCAGGGCAAGACCGAGTGGAAGTTCTGCTGCACTTGTGATGTAGTTCCTGCTGGCGAGGCCAACAAGTTAGTTACATCTGACGGTTCTATTGATTACTACTCCTACGAAGTGCATAACTTGCCCGTAGGAATTGAAAAGTTCTCATATGGGGATTTTATCAAGCTAGAAATTTTAGGGGCTGAGGAGGTAATTATCAAGGTCAAGGGATTTCATCGTTATCAACTCCAGTGTAAGATATGGGCATAAGAATGACAACCAGCGCTTCCGCTCTCGATGCCTTCCTACAAAGAGCCGCAAGGAAGATACAGGAGAATGTGCTTAAAGCATTGAGCAAGCTAGGAGACGAATCTGTGGTTAGAATCCGTAACAGGTCTGCCAAGGAAAGCTGGATAGACCATACGGGCAACCTAAGAAGCTCCATAGGCTTCGCCGTGTACGAGCAGGGAAGTAAATATATGGAATCAGCCTTTTCGCAGGTTCTCAGTGGCACAGACGGCTCTGTAAAGGGCAAGAAGATGATCAATGACCTTGCTAAGGAATATTCCAGGGTTTATGCTCTGGTTGTCGTTGCCGGAATGGAATACGCAGGAGAGGTGGAAGCCTTGGAAAGCAAGGATGTCCTCGCATCAACGAAGATATGGGCCACATCCATTGTAGAGCAGCGTGTGAAGACAGCAATAGACTCAGCAGTTAATGAAATAAACAAGTGGAAGATATGAAATCAGACGGAGCAATTAAGACAGATGTTTACCGGTACATCAATGAAAGCGGTTTCATGAACAACGTCAATGGCAAGCTGTCAAAGACGATGAGACCGCATAATTCTCATAAGGAAGATGTCGTTATCTCCATCTTGGCTAATGAGGGAACGCAGCTTCAAACGGCGATTATAAATGTAAATATATATATACAAGACCAGGACGTAGATGGGCAGTTCGAGGAGAACACTATCAGAGTTGACGAAATCTGCAAACTGGCTTGGAATCTCTTGGAAACGTTCAGAACGAGCGAGTATGTTGCCCACGCTATTGAGCAAAGGGTATATGCAACAAGCACGGGAGAACATGTAATAAATAATCAAGTTGAATATAAACTCATAAACGATTAAATTATGTCAGTAACATCATGGGGCAAATGCACTATCTTCGTTCAAGAGGTAGGTAGCAAAAAGAACGAGTGGACTAAGCTCCCAACTCCAAAGGATGGCACTACTACTGTTACTCCAACGAAAGGCGATACTATGACCCAGGTTGAGGAAGGTGGCGGAATTGTTGACCGCAAGACAAAGAAGTCTACCTATGAGGCTGTATATCAGCTCTTCATCAAGAAGAACCAGTCGCAGCCATTCAAGACTATTGATGGTATCATTGAGGGTAACTACCGTTTGGCTATCCAGCCAGAAGACGCCGAGCTTCCTGGCGTTTACATGGGTAATACCACCATCGGTGCCGAGGAGGGCTATACAACAGAAGAAGGTGCTTCCATCACTTATACCCACGCAGCTCTCATCCCGGAGGGTGACGTGGTGGCTAAGACTGTCAATTCAAAGAACGAGGAAGTCTATTGTGCTTACCGCTGGCGTGTTATCACCGCCACAAAGGGAACAGGTGGAAAGTATGCCTTGACTTTCAAGAAGCCGCAGGACGGTGAGACCCCTCCTGCAGAAATCACGGAAACCTACGCAGAGACATAGGCATATTCTAATATCCCCTTCAGCCGACTGAGGGTTATCAGCCGGCAACCTACCCAAGTAGCTCAGGGGCAGAGCGAGACCAAATAGTCCGTCGCATGAAAATCCAGGGTCTTCAAAAGCTGGTTGAAAGTCGCAGGTTCGAGTCCTGCCTTGGGTGCCAACAATTTAAATTCGAGTGATATGGAAGAGTTAGGAATCATTATATCGAATACGCTCACAGATATGCCGATAGGCTTTGATACTGAGCACGCTCACGTTAACATCTACCCTACTACACTGGGCATGATGTACCTAACGTCGCAGTTAGTAGATAGCTTGGAGCTAGACAAAGAGTTACTTCAAGCTGATCCATTCTTGGAAGCATTGCGAGTTGCAAACACCAAAAGGGAGACATGCTGCAGATTGATTGCATATCACTCACTCAATACAAAGAACGAAATACTAGACTCCAAATGTGTAAGCAGGCAGACGGAGTTAATCTTCAAAGAATGTTCCAACGAGGATATAGCCACTCTTCTCATCATCATCCTTAAGGCTAACTCATACCAGACAATAGCCAAAGAGACAGGAATGGAAGAAGAAGCGAAGCGTATGGCAAAAGTCAACGCAGCAAAGAAGTCGGAGAATAGCTTTATCTTCGGAGGTAAGACAATATGGGGAACACTCATAGACGCCGCTTGCGAAAGATACGGATGGACTTTCGATTACGTGGTATGGGGAATATCATATAACAACCTGACTCTCATGCTCAAAGACAAGATTACTTCAATCTATCTGTCTGACGAGGAGAGGAAGAAAGCCCATATACCGGCAGCAGGGGAAGAGGTCATCGATGGCAACAACAAAGAGGCGGTCATGAAGGCGGTGATAGAGTCAGAGACCGAGATTTAACCGAAGTCTTCCTGCGCACGCACGTAGAGTTCCCATATCGAACACTCGTATTTGGTATTTCCCCGGAGATTCTTTATAACAGAGTATAAATTCAAGGAAAAATAGAACATTATGCCAAGCATTAAATTTGATACAATAGTCGAGACAGCCAAGGTCGTTTCCGGTTTTCGAGACATTCAGAACGCAGTTCATCAGACTGCCGAGAGGGTTGAGAAGGACGGAAAGTCTATTGACGATGTAATCTCGAATATACAGAACAGTATGAACATTGCCATTGGCGGTTGGAGCATTGGCAAGTTCGTCAATCAGATGATGCAGGTCCGCGGTCAGTTCCAGCAGACAGAAATGGCATTCAAGACGATGTTGCAGTCTGAGGAGAAAGCTGATGCTCTCATGAAGCAGTTGATCCGCACAGCAGCCGTCACACCTTTCGGGGTTGAAGACGTTACAGAGGGAGCCAAGCAGCTCCTTGCGTTCAACGTAGCAGCCGAGGACGTCAACAAGACACTTATCGGATTGGGAGACGTGGCAGCAGGTATGGGCCTGAATCTTAAAGACCTCGTGATGCTTTACGGTACCACCATCGCCAAGGGAAAGATGGACACGATGGACTTGTATCAGTTCCTCAACCGAGGTATTCCTATCGCAGACGAGATAGCCAAGGTTATGGGGCTTGATGTTACCAACGCCATCAAGGAGGTCCAGAAGCAAATCAAGGCAGGCAAGGTTACCAGCGACATCTTCATCCAGGCAATGCAGAGTATGACCGCTGAGGGTAGCAAGTTCGGTGGCTTGATGGAGGCCCAGTCCAAGACTATTACCGGTCAGATAAGCAATATCAAGGATGCCATCGAGCAGATGTTCAATGACCTCGGCAAATCCCAGGAGGGTGTCATCAATACCGGATTGGGAGTCGTTTCCACCCTCGTTGAGAATTGGGAGACGGTAGGCAAGGTGCTTATGACTGTCGTTGCAGCGTATGGAGCATACAAGGCTGCAGTGATAGCGATGATAGCAATATCTAAGGCACAGGTAGCTTGGGAGAGTGCGAAAGCATTCTTGTCTTTAGCGAAGTCTATCACAACCGCCAAGGATGCCATGGCTCTGTTCAATTTGGTCTCTTCTTCAAATGTTCTCGGTCTGGTTCTTGGTGCAGTAGCAGCTGGAGTCACGATGTTTAATCTATTCGGCAATAGCGCTGAAGATGCAGCAACCAAGACCTCCAAGTTTACCGAGAGTGCTAATGAAGCATCAAGCAAGGTCGAGTCGCTAATCTCCATCCTGAAGACTGCAAAGGAAGGCTCCAAGGTTTACAAGGACACAATCAAGGAGCTGTCAAACATCTATGACAACTACGGGATTGCTATTGACAGGATCAAGGAAGACGAGAGCAACCTTGTGGATGTTAAGCAGCAGGAGATAGACAAGTCCAAGGAACTCGTCGAGCAAATCAAGCTGGAGGCTACAGAGCGCAACAGAGCCAATGCAATCTCCAAGGCTAATGAAGACTACAACAACCGTGTTGATAGCGCTCAGCAAGCCCTTTTGGGTAAGTTGAAGGATTATGGAACCTCTAGCAGCGGTATAGCCGTCGGCATACAGAACATCGTATCTGACTCGGTTATCAAGCAGTTTGATGAGCTAACACAGAAGATGGCTGGCTTGAATGAGCACTCAAAGGAGTATCAGACCTATCTGAAGCAATACAATCAGTTAGAGGCTTCTTTGATATCCGAATCAGAAAAGCTAGCTAATGCTTTCGGTTTTACAGGAGACAAGACAAGCGATGCCAGGAAGGCATTGATTGGTTATCTCTATGAGCTTCGAGCTGCAAAGAAGCTGCATAGTGAAGAGGCAGATAATATCAACAGGGCGGCAGATGCAACAGAGGATTTCGGAAACAAGGCCACCTCTACCAAGAACAGGATAAACGCTTTGCAGAAGCAGCTCCAGGGTGCCGGCGAGGATGTACACGTTCTCTACAACCGTGTCAAGGAGTTCATGCAGAACTATTCCGAGAACAACATCAACTTCCACGTCAACTTCGATGCCAAGATTCCATCGTGGATGCAGAACATGAATATTCCGGAGCTAGGACGCTTAGGTAAGTACTTTTCCGCTTTGGCACGCGACCTTGCAAACAACAAGAATTCTGGTGCGCTAGTCAATGGCAAATGGATGTCAACAAACGATATTGCCCAGCGAGGATGGGATTACACCAATGCTGCGAACACTAAGCAGACCAAGGCAGAAGACGATGTCAAGAGGAAACAGCGTGAGAAGGAAGAGGCAGAAGCCAATGCCAAGAAGAACGCTTCCAAAGCCAAGAAAGCAGCCGCCGATGCCAAGAAGCAGGCAGAAGACCGCAAGAAGGCCCAGGAAGAACTGAATGAGGACTTGAAGCAGCTGCAGCAGGAAAATATCGACACTGATATATCTCAGATGCAGGAAGGTACGGAGAAGAAGATTGCTGAAATCAAGAACGACTATGCCAAGCGAAAAGCCGAGATTGACAAGCAGGAAGCAGAGTTCAAGAAGAAAAACAAGGAAGCTGGCAAGAAGGCATCCCTTACCTCTGCTCAGTCCAATGCCCTCAATAAGGCTAGAGACCTCGCTACCCAAGAGTACAACAAGAAGCTTGATGAGGTCAACAGGGAAGCTCTAACCTCTATGCGCGACTACTTGAAGGAGTATGGTTCTCTCTATCAGCAGAAGCAAGCCATTGCCGAGGAATACGAAGAGAAGATTGCCAAGGCTCAGACGGAAGGCGAAAAACTCTCTCTTCAGCAGCAGAGAAAGAAGGACCTCCAAACCATCGAGATAAATGCCATCAGACAGAACATCGATTGGGGAAGCATCTTCGGAGACTTCGGTGCTATGTTCAAGGACCAACTAGAGCCTACCATTGAGAAGCTGCAAGAACTCTCCAAGAGTACAACAGATGTTAATGAACAGAAGACTATACAGGAACTTATCTCCAAGCTACAAGGCTCTGCCACCGTATGGGATAGTGACATCTTCAAGAAAGTCTCTGACAACATCAACTCCTATCAGTCAGCCATGCAGGGCTATATTGACGCACAAGAGCGAGAGATTGAAGCCACGAAAGTCGTTACCAAAGCGCAGGAAGACCTCGCCAAGGCTAAGAAGAGCGGTGACAAGACAAGTATCAGCAAGGCTGAAGCCAACCTCTCTAGAGCGCAGGGCGTACTCGATACCGCATCTAACAACGTTTTGGAGTTCGGATCATCAGTTCAGAAGGCATCATCAGACTTGCAGACATCTGCACAGAAGGCAGTTTCTCAGTTCCAGCAGCTTGAAAATGGTTTGCAGGGTCTTACATCGGGGTCACTCAAAGGCATAGGAAACTCCATTCTAGGACTTGACAAGCTTTTCGGAGGTAACATGCAGAAGGACGTTGCCAACACGCTTGCAAAGGGAATCCAAGGGTTACTCGGTAAAGACAGCGACGCAGCCAAGGCTCTGACGAAAGCTTTAGGGGATAGCGGTATGGCAGGAGAAATAATCTCCGCAATACTCGGCATCCTTGATATTCTGAAAGATGGCTTCGGAACACTCATAAGCAACCTCATGGAGACGGTCTTTGGCGCAGTAACGGGCATCCTCGATGATGCTCTATCGGGCGACATCGTTATGAAGCCATTGAAGAGTATCGGGAACAACGTTTCTCATATTCTCAACACGCTTTCATTCGGTGGTTTCAATAGCCTGTTCGGTGGAGAAGGAAATGCAAAGAAGGTCAATGACACCATCGAAAGACTGACGGACAGAAACGCCCTCTTGCAGCAATCCATCGAGGATTTGACTGATGCAATGGAAAACTCCTTTGGCTCCAAGGCAACCTCATACTACGAGCAAGCCTACAAGAATCAGCAGGAGACTAATCAGAACTACCTCGACATCGCAAAGGCGCAGGCAAGCTATCACGGTTCTCACGGCTCGTGGAATCACTATTGGAGCGGTTTCAGTAGTGATGAGATGGATTGGATCAAGAAGAACGTCAAATCAGACTTCAATGGCGACCTCTTCTCCCTTAGTCCAGAGGAAATGAAGCTCCTCCGTGGCAACGTTGCCATTTGGGAGCATATCGAGAACACTGGAAAGGGTAACTATGGTGGTCGTCTGACAGAGAAGTTGAATGACTACATAGACCAAGCAGGCAAGCTGGAAGAGTTGTCAGAGCAGTTCAAGGAGAACCTTACTCAGATTTCCTTCAGTGGAATGAGAGATAGCTTTTTGACGGACCTTATGGACATGAAGAAGGATGGTAGCGACTTTGCTAGCGAAATGGCAGATGATTTCGCAGAAAAGATGCAGAAGTCCCTTCTCTCTTTCAGTATGGAAGACCTTATCAATGGAGACTTGAAGAAACTCTACGATGATTGGGCAAAGGCTATGAAGGATAAAAACGGAAAGCTAACCAAAGAAGATGTAGATGCATTCTACAAGCGTTACGATGATATAGTCCAGGAAGGCTTGAAGAGACGTGACGAGTGGGCAAAGGTGACAGGCTATACAGGTTCTTCATCCTCATCACAGACCGCAACAAGCGGAGGATGGGCATCTATGGGGCAAGATACCGCAGACGAGCTGAATGGTCGCTTCACCGCCCTGCAGATTGCAGGAGAGTCCATCGCTCAGAACATGACTACCACCATATCACAGATGGAGAGCATCGTTACACTCGGAATCTCAACCAATGGTGCGGTATTGGAGATTAGAAATATGATGATTATGACAAACAGCTACCTCGAAGACATAGTGAAGTATTCAAAGCTCACTTATAATGACTTCGGAACAAAGCTGGATGACATGAACAGAAGATTAAAGGATATTTAACCTCTATAGGCTTTTCGCTTGTCAGCCCTTACAACTATACTCAACAATAGCAAAAGCGGCTCACAGCGAAGCCTATGAGGTTATTTAATGATTAAATAGTT